CTTGACAGGCTGACCGAACAGAGATACAAAGTGCGTGGGGTGAACTTCGGCTGGAAGGCGAAGAACCCGGTGATGTGGGGTAACAAGCGTGCTGAGATTTGGGGTGCGATGCGGGACTGGCTTAAGACTGCGGCGATCTCAAGTGACCGACAACTGAAGGCAGACTTGGTTGGGCCTATGAAGAAGCCCAACTCATCGGGTACAATTTTCTTGGAAGGCAAGAAGGAAATGAAGTCAAGAGGCTTGGCAAGTCCCGATGCAGCGGATGCGCTGGCGGTGACATTTGCGTTTCCTGTGGCTAACCGAGAGTACAATGGCAGAATGGAGCGCCGAGTCGTTCAAGAACGCGGCGCTGTTTCAACTGGATGGATGGGAAGTTAATATGGCTACTAAACCCGGACTTTATGCTAACATTCATGCTAAACAAGCACGCATTGCCGCTGGCTCAAAAGAGAAGATGCGTCCGGTGGGCGCAAAAGGCGCACCGACTGCCAAGGCGTTTAAAGAGTCTGCCAAAACAGCCAAAAAGGTAAACAAATGAGCTTTACAAAACCAATCGGTGTTGCATATCTTGACCAAGATATTGATGGTGGCATCATTGGTGCAAATGACCCGCAATCTGTTACTGGCACAACAATTTTTGCGACTGACCAAATTGGTTATACCAATGATGCTTACGGCACAGTCACTCAGCAAAACAATAAAGCCACTGGTGTCACGATAAACAAGACCGCTGGAACTATTACGACAGCTAACGCACAGATGGCCCCAGGCGCTAAAGTTGCATTTGTTGTCACTAATAGCAAAGTGTCTGCGTTGGACACGGTGATTGTGAACATTGCGTCTGGCGCTACTGCCACTTTTGCTTATCTTATCGCTGTGGTGACGGTGACTGACGGTGCGTTTACAATCAATCTGGACAATGTATCAAGCAACGCATACACGGATACGCTTAAAATCAATTTTGCAATTCTTCATGTTTTGCCTGCGTAGGGGATAAATATGCCACTCGTCAAATCTAAGTCACCCGAAGCATTCCGCAAAAATGTGAAGGCTGAAGTTGCCGCTGGCAAACCCGTCAAGCAAGCCGTTGCAATTGCGTATTCAGTAAAACGTGAGGCTGCTAAACCAGCCCCAAAAGGTAAGAAATAATGGCTGATTACACAGGAATTGCCGCCGCTGGCGCTGTATCAAACGGTGGCTCTGCCAAAGACAAGAGCAGTTCCGACATTCTCGCTACCGCACGCAGCCGCCTTGATATGGCGATTTCTGCGTTGTCAGAGTCGCGTGAAGATGAGATTGATGATTTGCGTTTCTACGCTGGCTCACCTGACAATCATTGGCAGTGGCCTGCTGATGTGCTTGCTACCCGTGGTGCAGTACAAGGCCAAACGATCAACGCACGCCCGTGCCTGACTATTAACAAACTACCCCAACACGTTAGACAAGTAACGAATGACCAAAGACAGAACAGACCAAGTGGTAAGGTCATTCCTGCTGACGACCATGCAGACGTGGAAATTGCCGAAATCTTTAATGGATTGGTACGCCACATCGAATATATCTCTGATGCCGATGTCGCCTATGACACAGCGTGTGAGAACCAAGTCTCCTATGGAGAGGGTTACATCCGACTCTTGACCGAGTATTGCGACGAAAACACATTTGACCAAGACATCAAGATTGGGCGAATCCGCAATTCTTTCAGCGTCTACATGGACCCGACCATCCAAGACCCTTGCGGCGCGGATGCAAAGTGGTGCTTTATTACCGAAGACATCCCCAAAGCAGAATACGAGCGTCTGTACCCCAATTCAGCGCCAATTACAACTTTGCAGTCACTTGGCGTGGGCGACCAGTCCATTTCCAACTGGCTCAATGAGAACACAGTTCGCATTGCCGACTACTACTACATTGACTATGACCGTGCTACGTTAAATCTGTACCCCGGCAACCTGACAGCGTTTGAGGGTACGCCCGAAGACAAGCAATTTAAGGCGATTTATGGAAAACCTAAAAAATCTCGTGAATCTGACCGCATTAAAGTTAAATACTGCAAGATTAACGGCTATGAAATTCTTGAAGAACGCGATTGGGCGGGTAAGTGGATTCCGGTAGTCCGCGTTGTTGGCAATGAATTTGAGGTAGATGGGCGTTTGTATGTGTCCGGCCTAGTCCGAAATGCCAAAGACGCACAGCGGATGTACAACTACTGGGTATCTCAGGAAGCTGAGATGCTGGCACTTGCACCCAAGGCTCCATTTATCGGTTACGGTGGTCAGTTTGAAGGCTACGAAGACAAGTGGAAGACCGCAAACACACAAAACTGGCCCTATTTGGAGGTCAATCCTGATGTGACAGACGGGTCAGGCGCTGTTTTGCCATTGCCACAACGCGCCCAGCCCCCAATGGCATCTAGCGGCTTGTTGCAAGCCAAATCGGGTGCTGCCGAAGACATCAAATCGACAACTGGTCAATACAACGCTTCCTTGGGTATGGGAAGCAACGAACGATCAGGAAAAGCGATTCTTGCGCGTCAGCGTGAGGGTGATGTGGGCACTTACCACTACGGCGACAACCTTGCCCGTGCGGTACGCCACATTACTCGCCAAATTGTTGACCTTGCACCCAAGATTTACGACACACAGCGCGTGGCTCGGATCATCGGCGAAGACGGTGAAACCGACATGATTAAGATTGACCCCACACAGCAGGAACCAGTCAAGAAAATCATTGATCCTATGAACCCGTCGGTAGTGATAGACAAAATCTATAACCCTGCCGTGGGTAAATACGATGTGGTGGTGATTACAGGCCCAGGCTACGCAACCAAGCGCCAAGAGGCACTTGAAGCAATGGCGCAGTTGCTGCAAGGCAACCCCCAGTTGTGGCAAGTAGCTGGCGATCTGTTTGTCAAGAACATGGATTGGCCTGGCGCACAGGAAATGTCAAAACGATTTGCCAAGACCATTGACCCCAAACTCATGGAAGACGGCGACAAGTCGCCAGATTTGCAAGCTGCTGAACAGCAGATGCAGGCAATGGGGCAAGAGATGGAGCAAATGCACCAAATGCTTCAGAATGTCGGCAAGTCGATTGAGATGCAAGATTTGCAGCGCAAAGACTACGAAGCCGAGATCAAGGCGTACCAAGCCGAGACACAGCGCATTAGTGCAGTCCAAGCCAGTATGTCACCAGAGCAGATTCAAGACATCGTAATGGGTACAATCCACGCAGCAATGGACTCTGGCGACATTATCAACGGCTCACCAGAAATGCGTGAACCCGCAGAAATGCCCGAGATGCCGATGGAACAAATGCCACCACAAGGAATGCCAAATGAAATGCAATGACTTTATGGGAATGCTATTCCTAGCCCGTGATGTGACTCACAGTGTTCATTTGAACACTCGTAGTTACTCTAAGCACGTTGCGCTCAACATCTTTTATGACCGCATCATTGGCGCTGCCGATGACTTTGCCGAGGCATACCAGGGCAGACACGGTATGATTGGGCCAATTAGCCTGATGTCTGCCAAGAAAACGACCAATGTAATCGAATTCTTGCAAGACCAGCTTGACGAGATTGAAAAGTGCAGATATGAAGTGGTTGACAAATCAGACTCATCGCTGCAACAATTGATTGACAACATTATTGAGATTTATCTTCGCACTTTGTACAAACTGCGCTTTTTGGCGTAAAGGATCATCATGGAACTCTTAAACCCTTTGGCTGATGCCAATTTCCCAGCCAAGTCTGTTTCTTACACAGGCACTGCTGGTAGCACTGGCACATGGGATGCTGGCCCTCAAGGTGTTGTGGTTTGGTCTGACCAATCTTGTTATGTTTTGGTTGGTGAGGGCGTTACTGCTACTACATCTAGCACCCCTGTCCCACCATTTACACCGATTCCATTCAAAGTACCACAAGGTACTGGCGCACCTTGGCGCGTGAGTGCAATCCAAGTGTCTACTGGCGGCACAATTTACTGCAAACCAATGAACTCACAATGAGTTACTTTGGCATCCCTATTCGGAATGGTGTTTCCATTGGTCTTGGAAGCATTATTTCCTTTTTGTCGGGGTATGCCGATGCAACGGTGCAGGGCAATCTTTTAACTGAGATCGGCAACAACCTCGTGCAAGAGGACGGCGGTCTAATTTTGTTGGAGTGATAAATGGCTGATACAAAAATCTCTGCTCTACCGAGCGCAACCGTTCCCCTAGCGGGTACTGAGGTATTGCCGATTGTGCAAAGCGGTACGACTAAAAACGTAAGCGCCAACGGCTTGTTTAACAACCCAACAGTGACCAACTACACTGAGGCAGTCGTTGTCATTGGCACGGTGACTACCACAAACACTATTGCTTTGACCACTGGTACGGTGCAGACTGCGACCCTGACGGCATCCACAGCTTGCACATTCACTATGCCTACCGCTACGGCTGGTAAGTCTTTTGTGTTGCTACTTAAACAAGCAGCGACTACGGGTAACGGCACAGCAACATTCACCTCTGTTAAATGGGGAACTGCTGGAGCGCCAACAATTACAGCTACTGCTGGCAAAATGGACATTCTGACCTTTATTGCTGACGGTACAAACTGGTACGGTTCAATTGCCCAAGGGTACACCCCATAATGTTTGCCGCTAAAAACTTCCTGCTGACTGCTACTAGCGCAGCTATTGCGCCTTCCACAGTTGAATACCTTGTTGTTGCTGGCGGCGGAAGTGGTGGCGGAACTAATGTTCTTCAACAATACCCCGGCGGCGGTGGCGGTGCGGGTGGATTTAGAACTGCGACTGGTTTTGCAGTTGCTTCTGGTACGCCACTTACAGTAACAGTTGGGGCTGGCGGCACAGGGTCAACTTCAAGCACTGCGGCTGGTTCTGATTCTGTTTTTTCCACAATAACTTCTACTGGGGGTGGTGGCGGCGGATTTGATAATACTAATGGTGTTGCTGGCGGTTCGGGTGGTGGTGGAAGTTGGAATACAAATACTGGTGGCGCTGGAACATCTGGGCAAGGTAATGCTGGTGGAAATGGCGCAATACAAGCTGCCGGAGGTGGTGGTGGTGCTGGAAGTGTAGGCGGCAATGGTGTTGCAGCAACTTCTGCTGGAAACGGTGGTACTGGAACTGCGTCTTCTATTTCTGGCGCAAGTGTTGGGTATGCGGGTGGTGGCGGTGGCGGTGGCTCTGGAGTATCAACTGCTGGAACTGCATCTAGCGGTGGTGGTGCTGGTGCAACTGCCCCCGGTGCTGCGGCAACAGCAGGTACTGCAAATACTGGCGGTGGCGGTGGCGGTACTTCTTTCCAATATTACAGTTGCGGTGCTAACGGCGGTTCTGGTATCGTTATCATTC